AGTAATAACATTTGCTGTAACAGAATATTCACCATGTGTTGTCCATTTATTATGTTCCGACTTTTTAATGATGCCTTTAAAATCTTTGTACCAAGGAGTCATTTCAGGGATGTCAGCATCTTCATCTTGAACAAGTCTAAGAAGTCTTTCTTTAACATCATCTGGATTGAATGAAGGTACGTCACTAGAAAATCCAGTTCCAATGCCACATGCTCCGTTTATAAGAATCATGGGTAGTGTAGGAACATAGAACTTGGGTTCTATTGAGTCTCCGTCATCGTTAAGATATTCAAGGAGATTATAGTCATCTGGATTAAATATATCCTTAAAGTTTTTACTCAGTTTCGTAAAGATGTACCTAGGACTTGAAGCATCCTTTCCACCATAAAGACGAGAACCAAATTGTCCAACAGGTTCTAGAAGATTAATATTATTAGAGCCTACAAATTCTTGTGCAAGATTGATTATAGTATCCTGTAGACTTTGTTCTCCATGATGATAACTGGTATGTTCTGATACATAACCAGCAAGTTGCGATACTTTAATTTCGTTTGTAAGATTTCTTTTGATACAAGCATATATGATCTTTCTCTGTGAAGGTTTAAGACCATCTACTAAATTTGGAATAGACCGAATGTTATCTTCGATTGAGAAGAGAACCAACTCTTTATCAACAAGATCTTTAATATTAACTTTATTCTGATTGTAATCAAGGGTCTTTGGGCTTTTAATATTATTTAGAATCCATTTCTTGCGATTGTCAGCTTCTGTTTTTGTAAAAGCAAGTTGAAGTGATTTATCGTCATCTTTTGTCTCAGATATATAACTAAGAGTTTTCATGTTCTTAAAATATTCTCTAGCCTCTTCTTGAGTACTAGTACCAAGACCCTTGTAATATTTTACTTTCCAGCCAGATATATCATTTGAATCTTTCCATTTATTGTAATCACTAAGATTGTAAAATGGAAGAACATCATTTCTTTTTGATAGTTTAATTACTGGTGTAATCATCGATGAGATAAAATTCTGCTTAAGAAGTTCAGGCCAACCATTTCCTATAAAGTTAATGAGAAGACTTTTAATATGAAAACCGTCAGTGTCTGCATCTGTCATAATCAGAATCTTTCCATATCTGAGTTCTGACAAGTTCTTGTATTTTTTACCAGCTTGTAGACCAAGAATCTGTTTGATGTTATTGAGTTCTTCATTCTTTGATAGTTGTGCATAGGTTGCTGTACGCGTATTGAGAAGTTTACCACGAAGAGGAAATGCTCCGTAGTAATCGCGACCAACTACAGACATTCCTGATATAGCAGTTGTCTTAGCTGAATCGCCCTCTGTAAAAATAATAGTACACAATTTAGAATCTTTAGTTCCAGCCTTGTTTGCGTCATCTAGTTTTGAAATGATGACCCTGTTAGTCTTTTTACCATCAGATTTTGAGATCTGTTTCTTTTCTTTAGCTTCTGCAAGATTAATAATACTTTCTACAATTCCAAGTTTGTAGATATTTTTAATTAATTCGTCAGGTACAAGAAACTTGCTACCAAAATCAGACACCTTTGTAATGTTTTTTTCTTTTGTCTGTGATGAAAACGATGGATTTACGATAAGACAGTTAATAAATACAAATATATTGTCTCGAATGTATTGTGGTTTGATAGAGACATTCTTATGTTTTTCTTGAATCATTTCTGATAGTTTCTTCATAATAGGAGCTAATACGTGTTCCACATGAGTACCTCCGTCTGATGTATAGATTCCGTTTACAAAAGAAACACATTGGAAACCGTTATCAGAGGGCGCTACCGTAACCTTCCACCTGTCGCAGTTGGAAGAAGTTCGAGGACAGGTCTTTTTATCGCCGATATACAAAGAAATATAATCTGAAAAGTCTTTAATTTTAATATTTTTAGAGTTAAGAAAAACTGCTACATTGCTTGGAGTGATGGCTCCGATGTCATATACTCTCTTTTCAAGTATCTTTTTGGTAAAATCATCAAGTGTTTTCATACCAAATCTTTCATAATCTGGTTTAAATGTGATTTTAGTATACTCTTGCTTAGATTTTGTGATAGATGGCTTATTGATAATACTTAGATTTTTCTCAAATTTTTGCACATACTTCTTTCCGTTGCTACAGGTTTCAATTATAAACTCTGATGAAAAGATAGCTGTAAGTTTTGCACCAAGGCCGTTGAGACCACCGGTGGTTCTTTGCTGTGTATCGTCAAAATTACTAGAGGTCAAAAGATTAGAAAAAATAAGTTCTGGAATATAAACTTTATACTCTGAGTGAATTTCAATTGGAATTCCAGAATCATTGAAAACACTAATACTTTCACTAGAAATTTCAACTTTGATAGTTGTAACTTTTTTATTACGCTGTACTTCATCTGAAGAATTTGTTATAATTTCATCAAAAATTTTGTAAATCCCTGGATTCCATGTACCAGACATTTTAATCATTTTATTATCAGAGTATACCCACTCTGATGATTCTGTATTTTTTATATCTCCCACATACATCCCAGGTCGTGCCAGGACATGTTCTATTTGCGTGTACTTCTTGTATGTGTTAGCCATCAATAACTGATCTAAAAATGAACTAAATTTTTAAATCGGTTATTTTTTTGCAAAATTTGTAATGATCTTTATTTATTTTTGAGGTCAGATATAAGCTCGGTTAGTTCTTCTACAGACTTTGGTCCTTTGAAATCAACTGTTTTATTTTTATATTTTACGAAAGTGTGAGGTATAGTGTATATATTATTTTCCACTGTAAAACTTTCGAATTCATCGTTTTCTACATCTATATTATATAGAATTACATCGGGAATACACTCTAGATTAGTTTCCAGTTGTTTACATGGCACGCACCAATCTCCGCCAAATTTAAAAAAAATTACTTTTTCTCCAAAATCTATTTTATTAATAGAATTGTAGGAATTTAGATCTTTGATTTCAGTCGCCATATGAAATAATATTTATTATTTTTTTAAGTTAAAAATAAATTAAATAAAACATTTATAACTAATAAATGCTTTCGTTTTATAAACCAGACTTAACTAATATTATAATTATATTTATTGTAGCTCTTGTTACATATAAATTAATAGAAGACAAGGAAAAGAAAACAATTAATTTGACAAATGTGGTAATATCTATTCTTGCAGGGTTTCTAATTAGTGTTATATTTTCTTATAGCACAATAGAAAGTGATGTGTTATTAAAAGAGAATTTCTGGGATTAATTTTAGTTTTTAATTTATTAAGTTATTATAACTATGTCTATTAGCTTAACAAAATTTAATCCAAGGAGCATAGAAGAAAGACGTACAAAAGGATCTGGACCTGCTACATGTGTTTTTATAGGTAAGAGAGGCACAGGAAAAAGTACACTCGTAGCTGATATATTATATCATATGAGAAAAATCAACGCAGGAGTTGCCATTTCTGCAACTGAAGATGGAAACGCATTTTATTCTAGTTATATACCTGAAATTTTAATTCATTCTGAGTATAAACCTGAAATTATACAATCTGTGATCACGCGCCAAAAAAAAGTAATTAACGCAGAAAGAAAAAGTAAAGACGAAGGAGATGTATTTGTGTTACTAGATGATTGTATGTATGATAAAAAAATGATTCGCGATACTAACATTCGAGGTATCTTTATGAACGGAAGACACTGGAGAATTTCTTTTATGTTAACTATGCAGTATTGTATGGATTTACCACCAGACTTAAGAGCAAATATAGACTACATTTTTATTCTTCGCGAAAATATTATTCAAAATCAAGAGAAGATTTATAAAAATTTCTTTGGTATTTTTCCTCATTTTGGAATTTTTCAAGATGTATTAAACAGTTGTACAGAAGGTTATGATTGTTTAGTTTTAGATAATACTTCTAAGAGCAATAATATTCAAGACTGTGTATTTTGGTACAGGGCAAAACCTGATAGAAATTTTAAAATAGGCTCAAAAGAATTATGGGACTATTGTAAAAAAAATTATGATGCAAAGAAGGCCAAGGAAGTAAAAGACTATGACGAGAAAAAGTTAAAAAAGAAGAATGCTCCAAGTGTCACAGTTAAAAAGGTTAATAAGAAAAAATAATTTAAATCAAAAGTATAGGTCTATTTTCGCGATTTATGTATTTATTTTTCAGAGTATAATATGTTCTCCTTAGAGTTTTTCTTCTTGGAAAAATAGTTCGTTTTTTAAATCTAGCAAAAAATCTACGAACATTTAATTGATTTTTTACTACATTTTTTGATACTTTATTAAATGTTTTATTCACGCTTTGAATTTTAGTATTTTCCTTTATACTATTAAATTTTAAAATGTAGTATAATAAATCGGGGTTATCTAAAACTTTATTCATAATAATATATCAAATATTATAGTTTTCTTATTTAAATGTGCATTTTTAATTATTTCAATAGAACTTTTATGATCTCTACACGGTACTCCGTTTAGAAACATAATGATATCGTTTACTTTAAGACCTTGTTTAAAACAAGCATCGTCTTTATTTAATTTTTTGATTTTAATACCCTCTCCATCTTGGTTATTACATATGGTAATACCAGGAGGAAGTTCTTTAAAGTCTATTTTAATTTTTTTAGTAAAAAGTAGTATAATAGACTCTTGATTAGGATTATTAATGCTATCAAATTCTCTATCAAATTTAATTTCGTATATGTGTTCTTTACATACTGGACAGCCATTTCCTTTTCCTTTAATTATCCATTTACACAAACAGTTATAGCAAAAATGATGCATGCATGATCCTACACAACTATGATCAATTAAGTTAAAACAAATTGGACATTCCATTAATTAATATATTATATAAATAAAATTCATTTAAAACTTCAAAATATATACAATATTATGGATAAAATCAATAAACTACTAGAAATACCTCAGTATGAACAGCGTTCAGAGATGTGGTTTAAGCAAAGAGAAAATAAATTAACAAGTTCGGATGCCGGTACTGTATTAGGTCTCAATCCTTATTCTAAGCCTCATGAAGTTTTATTTAAGAAGTGTGGTCATGATCCAAAGCCATTTGTTGGAAATGTTGCAACTCTACATGGGCAAAAATATGAAGATCAGGCTATAGATAAATACTGTGAACTTACTGGTCAGACAAATTATAATTTTGGTCTTATACCACATGAAGATGTCCACAATAATAAAGACTACTATTGGCTGGCAGGTTCTCCCGACGGTATTTCATTAAGTAATAAAAATGATAGACCACCTATTCTTTTAGAAGTTAAGTGTCCTTATAGAAGAAAAATTACAGCCGGAAAAATACCAGAATATTATTTACCCCAGGTACAATTAAATTTATTCATCTGTGATTTAGAAGTTGCAGATTTTATAGAGTATCAACCTCCTGATTATATGAATATTGTAAGAGTTTATAAAGATCAAAGATGGCTTAATAAAAATTTACCTATTCTTGAAAAATTCTGGAAAGATGTAGAACACTATAGAGAAGTTGGAATAGAAAATCATCCCAAATTTCAGAAAAAGAAAAAAACACTGGATTTAACAGAACCAGAAGGTGACTCAGATGTAATACTTTCTGGATACTCATTCAGAGATTAATTCAAGTTGAGATTTTGCAAAAAAAGATATTACTTAAAAGAATAATAGATACACTATATAACAATGGGTATCAGAGGCCTTAACACAATGTTGAAGAAAGTTTCTCCAGAGTCTACACGAGATTTTAATATATCAGAAATTAAGAATTCTATTGTAGCAATCGATTGTAGTATTCTTCTATATAAATTTAAATATGCATCAAAAGTTCCTAATTCGCATTTGATAGGACTTGCTAATAGAATTAAATTTTATCTTATGAATAGTATTCTTCCAGTTTTTGTATTTGACGGTATACCACCTGAAGCTAAGAAAAGCACTATTGAAAAGAGACATGCTGCAAAAGAAAAACTATATGTTAGACTTGAAGAACTAAGAGATAAAGTTCCGGAATCAGATGAAGAAAACAGACAAATACAGGAAGAAATTGAAAAGATTAATTCACAACTGATAGTTATTAAAAAGATTCACATTGACGAATGCAAAGAACTTCTTGAAAAGTCCGGTATTCCTTATTGTAATGCACCCCATGATGCTGAAAAATATTGTGCATTTCTTCAAAAGAATGGTCTTGTAAATTATACTATCACAGATGATACAGATGCTATCACATTTGGCTGCGAGAAAATAATTAAGACGTCCATTAATAAAAATTTAACAATGATAGACACAAAAAGAGTTCTTAAAGATTTTGAAATGACGCCTGATATGTTTGTAGATTTCTGTATTCTATCTGGTTGTGACTATACAGAAACTATAAGTCAGATAGGACCGGTTACTGCTTTCAATCTTATTAAAAAATACATTACAATCGAGAGTGTAATAGAAAAAACAGAAAAATCAGCTGATAATTTTAAATACAAGGTAGCGCGGGATATATTTAAAATTTTTGATTATGAAGTTCCTGATAAATTTTGTAAAAGACCTATTGATAAAAATAATCTTCTAGATTTTCTAAATAAGCACAATTTTAAAGAAAATGTAATTTCAAAATTAATTAAAATTTTAATTTAAATTATTTTTTTTTCTTTTCTATATATTAAAAATAAATATGGAATTTGGTCTTTCGCTTTTCGGTAAGAAACGTCGCGTTCGTCGCGCCAAGAAGTCGCCTGGTCGCAAGCCAGGTCGTGGTCACAGTGTCCGCAAGCTCCCCAAGTCGATGGCTTACGTTGTAGTCCGCGGTCGCAAGCGCAAGCTTCACCGTGGCGCCAACGGCGGTCTCTACTACCGCACCAAGTCGGGTCGTAACTACGTCCCAGCTGCCGTCCTTCGTCGCAAGGGTCACGTCCTCGCCAAGAAGGCTCTCAAGCGCCGCCGCGTTCGCCGCGCCAAGAAGCAGGTTCGCCGCCGCCGTGGTCGCAAGCTCAAGATGACCAAGAAGGCTATCGCTGCCCGCCGTGCGTACCGCAAGCGCATGGCTCGCCGCTCGCGCTTTGGTCTCTTCTAAATATTTGATTAATTCATTTAAATAATAATATTATTACAATAATGAGTTAATATGAATCCTATCGTAGCTGTTCCTATATTAGAAGGTAAAGTAATTGAGACTAATATGACAACTATCGAAAGAAAAACATTTGTCACAAAAGTCTTTACATGTGTTCAGTTTCAATTACTTACGTTAATGTATTTTATATTCTCTTTTAAATACTATAATTTAGAATACTTCTTTTATACTGATTATGGAAGAGGTCTTTTCGGATTAAGCCTTTTTACTTCATTATTTGCCATGTTTTCAACATCGTGCTGTTATGATATATTTAAAAGTTTTCCTATGAACTATATACTATTAGTATTATTTTCATGTAGTTCTTCTTATCTTATAACAAATTCTATAGCATTTGTAGACTCAAATACATTAGCTCTTGCAACAGGGATTACATGCGTAGATGTATTTGGTATTTTATTAATTTCATTATTTGCTGACATTAGTAGTTACTATAATTATTTATACATTTCGTTAATTAGTCTTGTAAGTTTATCATTAATTAATTTATTTATATTTAGTACATTTTTACAAATGATTATATCTGGTTTTGGTTCAACATTGTTTTCATGTTTACTTTTGTACGATATTAATCAAGTAACATCTAGCGATAATAAAATTTACTTTAAAGAAGATTTTATTATTGCATCTATAAATATTTATCTTGATATACTTAATATATTCTTATATATTTTACAGTGTTTAGAACTAGGCGAAACAGCTAACTAGTTCTGCATACTTTAAATTTTCTTCTTTGATCTTAATAATTTTTTCAATAGATCTAATATTATTAGGAAAGGTCTTAATTTTGTTAACATTCAGAATGTCTATAAGATTATTTTTAATATTTACGTCAATGATACAATCGTCTTTATAATCTTCTAGTCCTTTAATTTTATCGATGTATTCTTTCCCTTCTGGAACTTCAGAATGAATTACAGCAAATTTCTTTAGAACTTTAAAATTAGTTGTAAATATATCTAGATTTTCTAGATTTTCTTTTACTTGAAGACTAAATGTTATATTTTCAGAAGGTTTCCACTTGAATGCAGAATAGTTAATTCCGTTGATTATAGGCAGTTTATTAGGAACCATAAACAATTCATCATCTTCTTCAAGTTCGTAAGTTCCGTTTTTAAATTCAGTAAGACGAATTGAAATGTTACATTTAACATTATGTATAAATTCAGATGCATCTGTTATTCTATCTACAAATGTCTTTCTAAGACATAAATTACCCGCTATCATCAATGTATCATAAATAACTATTTCTTCTTTTTCCAAATCAAAAGATATGTCAAAGAGAGATCCTCTGTAGTATTCTTCAAATAGATTAATTTCTTGAATTTCATACATAGTAAAATCTTTTAGTATGATCACACACTTATTTTCACCTTTGTGATCTATAAATGTAAACAAAACAGCTCTTTTTGTAGCAACAGTATTCTTTTTATAACAAAAGTATTCGAATTTTTTAAGTTTAAAAAGATTCTTTTTTTCTATATTTACAAAATTTTGACCAGGGAATGTATATGAATTGTATCCGCATACGAAATTGTTAATTAAAAATATTACTTGTTCTTTATATTTATCATTATCTACTGGAGACAACATTTATCGTTTATAGTATATATCTACACAGCTTTAAATAAATTTAAAGATATAAATATTTAAATATTAATGGGTTTTACACACAAAGAGGAGACTCTAATTAACTTCCTCATCGGTTATTATAAAAACAAAATGGAACTTCTTAAAGATATACTTAATCAGAATACACCATTAAGTCTTCGACTTCTAGATTGGTTAGTTACTAATTATGCTAAAAAATATAATATTATTTACCCATTGTATCGAGAAAATGAAGTAATTTATTTTAATATATACTTAGACTACAAAAATCAGCTTAAAGCATATTCTAAAAAATTTTTTGACCCCTTCTGTAGACAAAAAAGAATACTAATTAACTGTAATAGTCTTAAATGGAAAGAATTAACAGATAATGAAATTATAACAGATGAATATATAATTTCTACAGTCGGACAGTTGAATTTTTTTAGATGGTTCATAGAAAATAAAATTTTAGAATATGCTACAGCTAATATTAGACTTATAGACTCTGATATGAATAATACGATGGGTTCTAAAAAGAAAGGTAAACGTGTTGTTTTATCTCCAAGTGCTGTAAAAGGAGTTATTACTAACAAGCACGAGATTACTATAAAATTTAATGCTTAGAAATAATTTAGAGATTAAATTTAATTATAAATTATAAATGGCTAATCCTCTTAAAAACTGGTTAATGTCATGTAATAAGATAGTAAAAGATTCTAGTATTCAAAATGTTACTCATTTTATGCTCGATGGTGGAAAACTAGATCTATCAGAAGACTATGATACTTTTCAAGAATTGTATGCTAAGTATATAAAATGTAAAAACTGTATTGTAGAAAGAAAAACAGAAATTTTTAAACTTTTTATAGACTTTGACTTTCTTTGTAAAAATATTATAGACATTAATGACTACATAATTTGCATTCAGGATTGTATAAATGATATTTATAATAAAACAACCTTGTGTATTGTTTCAGGTACAGATGTAAATAAAATAGTAAAGAGAGAAAACATAGAATACATTAAACAAGGATATCATCTTCATTGGCCTGAAATTTTAGTAGATAAAAAAATTGCTCTAAGAATTAGAAAGCTTCTTGTTGTTAGACTTACTACTATTTTTGGTAAAAATGAAAATTTTTATGATTCTTGGGAAAAGATAGTAGACAAGTGCGTATATGAACAAAATGGTCTAAGACTTTTAGGTTCTGATAAATGTAGTTATTCAGACGGTAATAAAGAATATGAAAATAGAGTATATATCATCAAAAGTATTTACATGGGTAATAAATATGATGAGAAAACTACAGATTTATACATAAACGACACTTTATTGTCTGTAAAAAATACTTCTATTAGAACTAATGCAACGGGTATAACACATATTGTAAATTTACCAGAATACGAAGAAACAGAAGATGAAGACGTGTCTATAAAAAGCGGTTTTACTAAGATTCAAAAAGACTCTAAGGAATATAAAGCAATTGAAAAATTTTTTAGAAATTACGTAAGTGGTTATAGATTTGAAGACATCAGACATGTGTTAAAAGTTAAAGATCACTCTATGTATATTATAGATTCTAAGAGTAAATATTGTCAAAATATTGATGATTTTCACACTAATAATCATATATTCTTTCGTCTTACGCCATCTGGTTTTTGTCAGAAATGTAGATCAGAAAGAGATGGTAATCATGGTTGTTGTAGAGATTATAATTCTAATTTTATACCGTTGACTACAACTCTTCAAAGCGTGTTAGAATGGAAAACACCAAAATCTAAAGATATATCTAAACCTGTAAATTTTAGTATTTCTAATATGCTAGAACGTATGGAAAATAATATAACTGGAAAAGCCCCCTTTAAAGGACCTAGTAGTAATAAGAAATGAAAAGAATAACTAAAACACTCAGAATTAATCCTGAACCTAAAGTTCCTAATAAACTGTATTCTGTGGAAGAGACCATTGCTTGAGGCAAGAAATTAAATACAAGTTCTTTTACAGCATTTGTATTTAATAATAGATTAATAGTTAGAATAAGAAGAGCTAAATTAATATTTTTTCTTTCTGTTAATGAACTAAATGTAGAAACGGTGTTCTTTGGAACAATATTTTGCATTTCTTGATCTTCAAATCTTACCTTTTTATCAGGTTCTTCTCTCGGTGGTTCTTGAAAATGATCTCTAGGAGGAGGAGAGTGTGTCTCTCTTTGAGGTGGTGGCGGCTCAGGCTTCTTCATTAGATCAGCAACATTACAGCCATAATTCATTTTAAATTAATAATATATACTTTATTAAATTTTAATATTAAACGTTTAAAAAAAATATATATTATATTTAATAAATAACAAATGGGTCTCAGCTCGATAACACCTAGAACATTTAATTCTACTGGTGCTCAATCTGTATGTAGAGCAAATAAACCAGAACCTGATGAAGTTATAGAATCTGATTTTTTAACTAAGTGTACTATGAAATACATTCATGGCACTGGTCCAGCTACTGTAAGAGGTAGTCTTAAAGCTTTACCCAATACTACTCTTCCTAGTAATAAGCTTAATCAGGACGTTTTCTAT